GCGTTCTTGCATTTCTTGCGTAGGGAATAAGTTTGCCTATTTTCCACTTTTCCACTTTATCTGCTGGTGCGCCCTGTCTTGGTTCCTGTTGGTTGCTTCCCGTGAACGCCAATACGTCAGAAGCAAAAAACTGCTGAAGATGGTGGCAAGCCTTGACTGCCAAGCCTGCGGGTCGGGTCACATGGTCCAAGCCGCACACACAAACTGGGGCGGCGGCAAGGGCAGAGGAATCAAGGCGGATGACAATCTGGTGGCGGCTTTATGCCTGAAATGCCATTATGAAATCGACCAAGGCAAAAATTTAAGCAAAGAAGAACGGCAAGAAATGTGGATAAATGCACACAAAGCCACAATAAAAGCACTTGAAGCCGATTGGCCTGTAAACTTACCTAAACCAACGGAGATCGCATGAACCCAGCAGATAAAGTGGAAAAGTGGAAAATAGGCAAACTTATTCCCTACGCAAGAAATGCAAGAACGCACAGTGAGGAACAGGTCGCACAGATTGCGGCAAGCATAAAGGAATGGGGCTGGACAACGCCAGTGCTGGTGGATGAACAGGGAGGCATCATTGCTGGGCATGGACGCACACTTGCAGCACAAAAATTAGAAATGACTGAAGTTCCTGTAATGGTAGCAAGGGGCTGGAGTGAGGCAAAAAAACGAGCTTATGTGTTGGCAGACAATAAGCTGGCCCTAAATGCAGGCTGGGATAACGAGATGCTTGCTTTGGAATTAGAGGAAATTAGTGAATTAGGGTTTGACATAGATTTAGTTGGATTTACTGCCGGCGAAATTGCAGGGTTAACCTTTAAAGAAAAAGATTTATATCCTGATTCAAGTGCACAAGAAATTGACCCTGATGATTACAACATGGGACATCAATGCCCAAAATGTGGATTTGAGTTTGACGATGATAAATAAGCCGGATTGCGCTTGGAACTTAACAGACTTAACGGCTATTCCAAAAAATGGCTTAAAAGTTATGAGTACATTTGCATGTGGAGGCGGTTCAAGTATGGGTTACAAACGTGCAGGTTGCGAAGTGATTGCAGCCAATGACATTGACCCTGAAATGGCTTGGCATTACAAACTTAACATTAATCCAAAACACTATTTTCTGTGCCCCATCAACGATCTGCTGACCAAAGAGTTGCCGCCTGAATTGTTCGAGTTGGACATTCTGGACGGCTCACCACCATGCAGCACATTCAGCATGGCAGGCAGTCGTGAAAAGTCGTGGGGCAAAGATAAGCACTTTAGAGAAGGACAAGCCAAGCAAGTGCTATCTGATCTGTTTTTTGATTACCTTGATTTGGTCGGCAAGCTACGGCCAAAAGTGGCAATCGCTGAGAACGTCAAAGGGATGATTCTCGGGAATGCCAAAGGCTACACCAAAATGGTGATGGCGCGGTTCAAGGAGCTGGGCTACAGGCCGCAACTGTTCCTGCTGAACAGCGCAGATTGTGGCGTGCCTCAAAAGCGCGAGCGGGTATTCTTTGTTGCGATTCGAGATGATATTGAAGCGCCTAAGCTAGAGCTTGCACCCAAGCACCGATGGATTAGCGCGGGTGAGGCTACGGCTGATTTAGGCGGGAAAGTTAAGGGGCTATTTCTTGTGACGGCTGGAAACGAAAGGCATGTTGTGAACTTTAGGCTGCCGATTCATGATCCGTATTCGCAGCCAAGTCCAACGCTTACAGCGACGAATAATCAATTTGATTTAATATCGCACGACAGAAAAACAGAAAAACGAGCGTGGACCTTCAGCGAATACAAGCGCCTCGGATCATTCCCAGACGACTACCACGCCAAGACTGACAAGATCGGCAAATACATGATCGGCATGAGCGTACCGCCTAAGATGACAGAACAGGTTGCAAGGGCGGTCTGTGAGCAGTGGCTAAATGTAAATTACAGTGAGCTATCTAATGATAACCAAGCCAAAAATCCACATTGATTTAAAACAGGTCGAATCATTGGCGGCTAATGGTTTGACGCAGGAGCAGATAGCGGCGGCATTGGGTATTAGCGAAAGAACACTAAGAAGCAGAAAGGGAGAAATTGCCGATTTTGCCGACGCTATTAAAAGGGGAAAAGCCAAAGGCATCGCATTAGTGACTAATAAACTGATGGAGTCAATCAAAGGCGGCAACATGACAGGGATGATTTTTTTCTTAAAGACGCAAGCGGGTTGGAAAGAGACAAACGTGCAGGAGCATACCGGCAGTGTAAAGATCGGCGCGATCAAAGACTTAACAGATGACGAACTCAAAGCGGAGTTAGCAAAACTTGGAATCACTGAGTAATCGACGAAAGCTTGAACTTATCAAAGAGAAAGCTGTTCGTGATACTCGCAAAGACTTTCTAGCCTTTAGAAAGCTAATCAATCCGAAAAATAAATGGGGATGGTGGCAAGAAGAAGTTGCCCATGAACTACAAAAGTTTTTTAATGATTTAATGGCGGGTAAACGGCCTAAATTAGTCATTCAAGCACCACCGCAACACGGCAAATCAGTACAGGTTATTGATTTTATCGCGTGGTTAGCAGGTAAAAACCCAGATTTAAGAACGATTTATACATCATTCAGTGAGCGTTTAGGGGTGCGGGCAAACCTGCGCCTGCAGCGACTTTATGACTCGAAAATATATCAAGAGATATTCCCCATCACAAAAATAAACCAAAGCAATGCTGTTACAATCAGTGGACAGTTTTTAAGAAATCGTGAGATTTTAGAGTATTGCGATCATAGCGGTTATTTTAGAAACACGACTGTTGGCGGCTCGATCACTGGTGAAGGGTTAGATTTAGGCGTTATTGATGACCCGTTAAAAGGTCGTAAAGAAGCCAACTCGATAACTATTCGTGATGGTGTTTGGGATTGGTTTACCGATGACTTCTTTACTCGGTTTAGTGAAGATGCCGCGCTGCTTTGTATTCTGACACGATGGCATATTGACGACCCGATTGGCCGACTCATTGAAAAATATCCTGACGTTAAAGTTTTAAGTTATCCAGCACTTGCGACAGCAGATGAACAGCACAGAAAAGAAGGTGAAGCATTATTTCCTGAGCATAAGTCTGTTGAGTTTTTGCTAGAGCGCAAGGAGTTGATGGACACAACATCGTGGCTATCACTCTACCAACAGACCCCGATCGTTGTCGGTGGTGACATTATTCGCGGTGAGTGGTTTGTTCGTTACGACATATTGCCAGTCATCAAATACCGCAAAATCTACGCAGATACAGCACAAAAAACAAAAGAGCAGAATGATTACTCTGTCTTTGAGTGCTGGGGCTATGGCGAAGATTCAAAAATATACCTGTTAGATTTGATTCGCTCAAAGTGGGAAGCTCCTGAGCTAAAAGAGCGTGCGATTGCGTTTTGGAATAAGCATAAAGCCGTTGAAGGTCTTGGCGCATTGCGCGAGATGGTCATTGAGGACAAGGCAAGCGGCACAGGGTTAATCCAAAGCATCAAGCATGACGGAAAAATACCAGTTAAGGCTCAACAGCGAAACATCGACAAATTAACTCGCGTGCAAGACGTTACGCCATACATCAAATCGGGCTATGTCAACGTCCCAAGTAATGCCGCATACATTAACGATTTTATTGCAGAGTGCGAGGCGTTTACAGCAGACAACGCCCACGACCACGACGACCAAATAGACCCTATGTGCGATGCAATTAACGATATGTTGGCGCACAAAAACGAACCGAAAGTGAGATTTTTATAATGTCGAAATGGTGGCAATTTTGGAAAAAAGAGGAGAAATCATCTAATGCCATACGTTCGATCATGCAAAGAAACTCGGCTACTTGGTCGGCGCGTGAATTCGTGGCGTTTGCTACTGAAGGCTATCGCGATAACCCGACAGTTCGTGCTTGCATCATGGCAAAGCAAAAGGCCGCTATTGAATGCCCGATTATTTTGGTTAACGAAAAAGGCGAAGCAGTAGAGAATCACCAGATTTTAGCATTGCTGAATAAGCCAAACCCCATGCAGTCATGGGAAAAGTTTTTAACTCAGATGATCGGCTCACACGACATTGCAGGCGAAGGCGATGTATTAAAAATCGGCATTGGTCAAAGTGTTGAGTTGTGGCCATTGCGCCCTGACTGGCTTGAAATAACCACTTTTAGCATGGGCTTGCCTGTCACTTGCTCTTATACGCCGTCCGACACTTACGAAGAATCCACGGTAAAGCAATACCAGTTTTCCGAGCTAATGATTTGGGCGGAATACAATCCACTGTTTAGATGGCGCGGTCTTAGTCCTCTCTATTCTGCCGCCTATAGTATCGACACGCTCAATGAGTACGCAAAATCTAACAAGGCTATGCTCGAAAACGGCATGACCCCAAGCGGTGTGTTGTGGACTGATAGCGAGGTCAGCGACACGTCATTCAGTCGCCTACAAGAGCAATTCAACGGCAAATACGCAGGAGCTAAAAACTCAGGCAAGCCGATGATTTTGGATGGTGGTTTGAAGTGGCAGGGCATGAGCTTTAGCCCGCGTGATATGGAGTTTGTTAGCGGTAAGCGGTTAAGCCAGTTAGATGTATGCCAAGTGTTGCGTGTACCGCCTCAGATTATCGGAATTGAAGGTAGTCAAACGTTCGCTAATTACGAACAGGCAAGAGCCGCATTTTATGAGGATGAAGTCATCCCAATGGTTAACGGCTTGCTGTCTGAGTTGCTTGGCTTCTTGCGTAAAGATTTCAAAATACCGCCAACTTATAAACTCATTGTCGATACTGACGGCATCACAGCATTAGAGCCAAGACGAGCAGAACGAAACAAAGTTATTGATGGCTTAACATCGCTCAAAGTTGACGAAAAACGCGCAGCAATGGGCTATGAGTCAGCAGAAGGCGGCGATGTGATTTTAGTGGACAGCAGCAAAATCCCGTTAGACATGGCAGGCGCAGACATTCCGCCACTTGCCATAAATTAGGCTAAACCATGACTATTAAGCGTATTGACAAGCTCAAGTACGCGAGAAAGGTTTTATTGGCTCAAGACAAAATCTCAACTAAGTATTTTCGCAAAATCAAAGCAGAGTTAAAGACTGTTGGTGATGCGTTGGCTAAGTCTTATTTGGACAATGGCAACGACAGCAAGTTTCAAGGCATTAGCCAAGACCACGAAAAACGATTAGTTGTTATCTTGACAGAGCTTTCAAGAATCACAAATCAGACATTCCGAAGCATTGGTATTATTAGCATCAAGTCGGTTTTTGATACTCAAGATACAGCTATCGAGTCGCAAATTTTAGGTGTGTTGGCCGCTAACGTGCTGACCACATCGGCAGAGATAGCAGACACAACAATTGCCAGTGCGTCAGCGGTCATTATTCAACAGATGACGCTTAGTAATACGTCAGGGCAATACATCACGTCGAACACCATAGCGAAGGCCATAGCAAGCAAGATAGGCGGCAATAACGCTAAATCTCGCGCTATGACAATCGCACGAACTGAAACGCACAAAGCGGCAAACGTCTCGCAGTTCACACGCGCAGAAATGGCAGCAACAGACAGCGGCCTTGATGTGCAAATCGAATGGATTAGCACTAATGACGGAAGGGTTAGAGACTCTCATCGAAGCGTTAACGGCAAGATCATCCCAATGGGTGAATCATTCAACGTCAATGGCTCAAAAATGAAATATCCGAGCGACCCAAGTGGCGGCGCGGCAAATGTTATCAACTGCCGATGCGTACTTGGCTATCACGTTCCTGAGGAATAATTAATGAACTTGAAATTTACTAAGCCTATTGAAATTAAGTCAATCGACGAAAAAGGCTCGTTTACTGGCTATGCCGCAACATTCGGAAATGTTGATCTTGGCGATGACGTAATTATAAAAGGCGCGTTTTCTGAGTGGTTGTCGTCAATTGGTGATGATTTTCCATCGGTTTGTTGGCAGCACGAAATGTACAACCCAATTGGCATTACAACAAAAATGTACGAGGACGATCACGGTCTTTATGTTGAGGGTCTTTTAACTCTTGGCGTTAGGCAGGCTGATGAGGCGCGATTGTTGTCAAAAAGCGGCGCGGTCAAAGGATTGTCAATTGGATATCGAGTACATGACAGAGAGTACAACAACGAAGGCATTCGATTGCTAAAAAAACTCTCGTTAGATGAATATAGTTTTGTCACAAAAGGCATGAACGAATTAGCCAAGTTTAGCAACGTCAAAGCAGCAGAGCTTGGCAGTATCAAAGAGTGCGAAATCTACCTGCGCGATGTTTGTGGATTAAGTCGGAGTGAGTCAAAAACATTAATCGCAAAAATTAAAGGCGTGCGCGATGCAGAGCCTGAGATTAGTGAATTAATGCAGTCGTTAAAAAACTTTCAACAAACTTTAGCAGGTTAAAAGCTATGGAAAATTTCGCAGAAGTAAAGAAGTTGGTCGATGATTTGGGCAAAAGCGTCCATGACATGCGCGAAGCCAATGAAGCAAAAATGGCTGAATTAGCCAAAAATAATGGTGTTGCTGAGTTAAAAGAAGCTCAAGCAAAACTTGATGAAAATATTGCACTACAACGTACGGGTGAAGCAGAGGGAATTAGAGCGTTGGCTGAAACGCCAACGATGCGCGGTGTGATTGCTGCGGGTACATTAGAAGCTCTTGCTGGTGCGGCGCTAGGTGGTGGGTTGTCTATACCGCAAGCAGTAAAAATTGCGCGTGACTCTGGTGCTAGTGATGAGCAGATTAAACAACTCCAAGATAGGATTGACGCAGAGCAGGCTAAGAAAGAACTCCAAACTAAAGCTGCTGCGGTTAGTCCCGAAGCAGTTGCAGGTAGAGCTAGTGAGCTTGTTGGAGAGACACCCTCTGCTGCGGATGTATTGACTGCTGCTCAGCAAGCAGTATCAGAGCAACTAGGAGAACAAGCTCCCGTCACCCCCGAACGAAAAGTAGCTGATGCAGTTACTAAAGTTGATGAAGTTACTTCTCGGATCAATGAACTTACCGACGAGTACATAGCCGCTGGCATAGAACCTGACAAAGCAAAAATTCAAGCTGCTGCACAAGTAGCAGAAGAGGAAAAAAATGACCAAGAGGTTGAGCAAGCACAGGCCGAGATTGCTAAAGTTCAAGCCGAAGCCGCGAAGGAGGTCGAAGATGTTGCTAAAACTATCGAACAGTCAGGTGGAGAAAGCGTTCCAATTCCTA